GAAGCGCGCCGTCCGGCGCGAGGCCGAGCGTCAACTCGCCGGTGTAGCCGGGCTGCCGCTCGTGACGTAGTTCGTGGGACATGGGGTCACCCCTCTACTCTCACCGCGGCCGCGTCTCTCTTGTCGGTCCAACCATACGCGGCCTTGATCTTGACCTTGACTGCGTCGGCGTCGAAGTCGGTCTCCTGGTCGGTGTCGACGGCCTGCCACTCACCCTCGTAGCCGAACTGGCTGGAGTCGACGACGATTGCCTCGGGGTTGGCGGTCGCATCGAGGCTGACGTTCGTGGTGTGCATGTAGGTCAGGCCGCCGAACTCGCCGATCTCGCCGTTTCGGACGACCTCGTCGCCGATGTCAGTCCCTCGCTCGGCGAGGAAGTTGGTGATCGATTCCTTGCCGGCGGAGCCGACCAGCGCCATGTCGGCGGTGAAGCCGTCCTCGCCCCGCTGAGCGAGCTCGGTCACGCCGGCGTTGATGTCCTGGAAGGACAGCGTGCCGTTGGCGTCACCCACAGCCTCGGCGGCCGGCGCAGCGTCGTCGAGAACGCCGAATGCCGCGCGGTCAAGCCGCTTGCTCATGTTCTTCGCGTGGCCGGAAAGGTGGTCGTCAAGGAGGTCGAAGATGTTGTCGTTGATGTCCTCCTCGGGGATCTTCGAGCCTTTCTTGAAGATCCGGCGCTCCAGTTCCGGCCGGCCGTAGGCCTCGCGGTCGTAGGTCGTGTCTGCGCCCGGCTCAACCTCCTCCGGCTCGCCGAGTTCCTCAGCAGGAACCGGCACCTGATAAGTCTCACCGGCACCGTCCGGAACGCCGCCAGGCGGAGCCATGAAGAAGTCGCGAACAACTGTGCGTGCGTCGACCCGCTCAGCCGTCAGTTCCGCGACGGTCTGCGGGTCGATGATCTGCTCAATGTTGGGTAGCGTCATAGGTTTCGTTAGTGAAAACTGCGGTGATCAGTATGCGATTCAGACGTTGACGTGGGCGAAGCCGTCTTCGATGCTCGGGATGCCGCTCGAAGCCTCACCCTCTCCGTACATCGTCATGATCCCCTTCACCGAGGACCCGGCAGCGAGTTCGCCATCGGTCCCGGAGGCTCCGAGTTCGACACCGGGACCAACACCAGCGGCGACGTTCGCCACGACGGGGCCGCTGTGCGTGACGAGCACGTCGTCGCCGGCATTGACGCCGGCAGGGTAGTGCCCGACGACGCCGTAGACCGTCGGGTTGTTCGTGTCGTCGGCCGCGACGAGTTCGCCGTTGCCGTCAAGCGCGACCGCATCACCTGAGGACAGTGCGTCGGCCGCGGTGCGGGTCTCGGTGTGCCGGGCGTCGCTCTTATGTGACTGCCCAGGTTTGAGCGTCATGCTTCACCACCGGTGATCGCTTCGAGTTCGGTTTCGAGCCGTTCGACCTCACGATCGACGAGCGCGTTGTCCTCGTCTTTGAGTGCCGACAGCCGCTCTTCGACTTCCTGCTTGCGCTCGCGCTCGTCGTCGCTGAGCTCGTCAGTCCCCGACGGGCCGCTGCCCGTCTCGGGGGACTGTGCCAGCGACTCGACATCGAGCGTGCCGTCGTCAGCCTCGAACTCGGCGGCCAGGGCCTCGAAGGACATCTCCTCAACCGCTGCGTCCGAAAGGCCAGTCTCCTCCTGAAGCGCATCAGCGAGGACCTCGCGGACCTCGTCAACGCGCTCCTGTAGCGTATCGTACTCGGGTTCAGAGACGACCGTCGGCTCGTCGGTAGCCTCGGCCGCCTCGATCAGTTCTTCGTGGTCAGAAAGCCGCTCGGCTGCGTCCGCCTCAACGACCGTGGGGTCGTCCAGCTGGCGGGCACCGGCGAGCAGCTCGCGTTCTGGGTCTGTGATATCGTCCATAAGTGGATCACTCGGAGGTCCGCGGTCCGGGGTGCTCTGGCCCGCACTGCCGTTTGAGCCGTCATCACCACCCGGGAGATTCGCAAGCGATTCAGGGTCCGGTAGTTCATCGATTACCGTTAGCGTGCTCGTGTTGAGTGTGTGGCCGACCATCGTGCCGGACGGTTCAAATCCACCGTCCCCATCCGGCCGATGGACCTCAACCAGCGCCGCCGGGGGCTGAATCGTCTGGTCGCCGTCGACCTCGGCATCCAGCGGCGCGTCGCCTTCGGTGCGGACCTCTTCGACCTGCCCATAGGCCGGACGGTCACCGCCGGAGGTCCACCGAACGAGCGTGCCCTGTTGGACATCCGCAACGTCCGCCAGCGCCTCGACGCCGACATCAAAGTGCCGCGCCAGCGCCTCTGCGGTCCCTGGCTGGATCGATGCTGAGGCATGAGCCCCGTCGGCGACGATGGCGAGGTCGCGGTAGTCCACGACCGCCGCAACCCGTTCGGCATCCCGCTTGGGGTCCTCCTCGCCCGGCTCCAACGCGACCGATGGCGACACGTCAACACGGCCACGAGCGATCTGCCGGGCACGGTCGGGGTCATCCACCTCACCCTCGTAGAGCAACGCCTCGCGTTCATCGTCGAACTCAGCGCGGGTCACCTCGCCCACAATAATGTCTGGGTGTGGTTGGCCCCCCTCAAGATCATCATGCTCGTCGGGATCAACTATCGGAACGCCCTGAAGGTGACTCGCTGCATCCCGCAACACCTCTGGCGGCCAATAGCGGCGTTTCCCACTCACGCCCTGTGTAATCTCAGCGGCCTGTGCAACGCCGTGGATGGTAAACGGCCCGTCGTCAAACGTTGCGTCTGACGGGACTGTCGCTGTCCCGGTCTGAAGCCTCTCGATGGTTGTGTTACTCATTGGTCTGTTTCTGAGGATATCCGTGCCCTTTCTGGAACTCGGCCGGGCGGGCGTCATCGATGGGGGGTCAGTCAGTCAGCCAGTCAGTCAGTCAGAATAGGTCTAAAACCTCCAAAATCCGGAGATCAGTTGCCAGTCCATACGTGTGTGGAGCATCGACAATTTGGGTGCGTTCTTCCAGGGACCAGCGAGTGTGCCTCGCTGATGCTGTATGGCTCCCCCACCTTGAGGGCCTGACACTGCGGACAAGCAGTGTCTGCTATCAGCAACCCGACTTTTTCCACGCCGGCCCGCTGCCATTCCGCAGCGCGAGCGCGATTGTGGCTCGCCATCAACTCACTTCTCGCTATGCGCGTCGCCCGGTTCATCGCCCCGCGAGGTGTGCCGCCCTCAACGCGGCCGATGATATCAGTGAGGTCATCGGCGACATCTCGCGGGCCGTCACCGGTGGCCAGCCCCTCAGTCAGTCCCCGGCGGAGGTCCATCGCGACTGACTCTGTCATCCCCTCCAGCTCGTTCAAGTTCCTCGCGAAAAGAGACTGTAGCTGCTCCTGATGAACGGGCAACCGGAGTGCCGTTGCCCCAGCGCGGCCTTGCGACATCTCCAACGCGTTCAGCTCGGCTTGAGCATCCGTGACGCCGCGTTCGTATGCTTTTGCTACGAACTGATTCTCCCCGCCGAACCGTTTGAGTATATCTTCCTCAATCTGAGTATCGAGCCACTCTCTGAACACCTCAACCTGTTGAGGGTTCGTATCGAAGTTGAACTGGTTCCGCGTCGGGTCGCTCGCCAGCGCCTCAGCGCCGAGGGCGTCGTTCTCGACGAGGCCACGCCGGAGCGCTGCTCGGATATTCGCCCACGCTCCGCGGAGGCGCTGGGCGTATCGCTGTCGGACTGAGCGGATGCGGGTTGGTTCGTCGCGCTGTCGGGCGCGTTCGAGTTGGCGCTCGTGACGAGTCGTCTCCGTAGGCTGTTGTGAAGCCTGACTCACGCTCATCAGGCATCAGCCCCCGAGGCAGCGCTCTCAATTTCGGCAGCTAACTCCTCGGCCGATTCGTCGACGTCCACCTCGGCGTCGGCGAACACCTCATCTGGGAGGTCAAGAGTAAGCTTCAGGAACTCCTCAATATCAAGGATCATATCAACCGGCACGTCGCCGACACCATCGTCAATCGCGCTCATAAACTCGGCCGCCCGCTCCACCTGCTCGTCACTCAGTTCGGCAATCGGGTTTGAGGACTCCGTCGGCGCGATCGTGACCTGGACCCCCGCAGGATCGAGTTCTGGGTGCCGCTCGGCCACCTCACGGAACGCCTGCGTCCAGTCGCGTTCCTGGGATTTGCGCTCCTCTTCGATGAGGTCGTTGTAGGCCTCGCGCTGTTCGTCGGTGACGTGTTGGGTGATATCGTCACCGTGGGCAGTCGCGTACTTTGGCGCGGGCAGGGGTGCGAGGATGTCGTCAACCAGATGCTGGAGGTCGGCGTCAAGATCGGGGAGGGTCGGCTCCCACTGGTCAAGTTCGACGGAGCCGTCGTGGCCGAGGATACTCCCCGGATTCAGCCCGTCGACGGCGCTGACCCACTCGTCTTGCTCATCATCGTCCCATTCTTGAATCAGTGTCTCGTCGCCGAGGTCGTAGGCGGTCGGCGTGAACTCAGCGATCCAGACACCCTCAACCTTCGTCTTAATGGCCTCCGCCCGGTTCCGTTTGATCGTCCGGTAGTCAGTCGCGTCGGCGGCTGCGGCTTCGAGCGGGCTGGTGCCAAAGACGCCATCCTCGGTCGCAGCGTCACCACCGATGTTGGGGTCGTTGACCTGCTTGAGTACATCGTTCTGCGAGAGTGCGATGGAGTCTTCGCCGAAGCCACCGATCCGCTCGCCGAGGACCGACTGATCGTCCACACGGCGGATTACGCGCCCGCGGTGACGGACCTGTCGCCCGAGCCCGAACACCTCGAACGGTTCGTCAGCGAGCGGCTGGAGCGACACACCGTGGAGTTCCACGGGTTCGAGATTCCCGTCGTGATCTACCGGGAGAACGTCCTCGGGACGGACCCGTTCACGACCAAGTACGCGGTCAGGGAGCCCGACCTGCTTCCCGGCGACGAGGAACTCATCGAGGAGTGCAAGGAGCGGATCTGGGA